GCCAGATACCAGTGAAAGACTTTTCCTGAATCAAAAAGGAAAGAAAGCAGGAGAAGTTAAAGCTGATGTTTTTGTTTCTATTCATCATAATGCTTACAATGGCACTGCTCAAGGTACAGAAACACTTGTACATAGTCACTGCGAAACTCATGACGAAGTACTTGCTGAATGCATTCATAATAAATTGATGGATCAGCTGAAACTAACTAATCGAGGTATTAAATCACAACAGCTTGGCATTCTAAAAGGATGCCCGACAAATATACCTGCCTGTCTAACTGAAGCATTTTTCATAGATTTTGTTGGTTTGAAAAATAAAATCCCAGAACAGCTTTTAGATGATGAAGCTCTGGGAATTGCACTGGGTATCAAAGAATTTTTAGAGATGGAAATGGTCTAGAGTAATATCATATGCAAGCATAAATTTCATTGCAGGATTTTGTGCTTTCTGTGTCTGATAAAAACTATACATCTTATCAAAAAAAAGTTTCTGTAGATTATATTCTTCAACTATTTTGAAACACTTCATAACTTCCACAGCTACTTTTTCTGGAAGCTGTGAAACTTCTTTTTCAAACCATATTTCATTTGTTGTTTTCATCTTCTTCTGGCTCCCATTCGTTTACGACATCAATATATTTCATACCGCCAAGGCCATAAATGCACATATCAGTAGTCATTGTCTTTTCTATTTTTGAACTTGGCGGCTTCATTCCCTTACTTTCTAAGAATTTTAAAAGTTCATTTAGATCGATATTATCTAGAAAATCTCTATATTCATTTTCTAATGCTTTGATCATTTCACTTTTTTTCATTTAATTTTTCTTCTTATTTGGTGGTAGTATTGTCAGTTTGTCAGAAGGCACAAAGTAAGTGCCACTGATAAGCTGAGCATCTTTGATTCTTCCTTGCTGTGCCAGTTTCCGAAGTCTTCTGGCACTGATGGTGTCATCTGCAAAACTTGCTAGGCTTCTCATATATCTTTCCCTTCTGGCATTTCCAAAGTATAGAGCCACTTTGGAATCACGATTCTTGCACTGGTTTTGATTGCACTTGTTTTGACTTTGCAATCTCAAGCCATCTGTTCAAATTCTTTTTCTAGTCTATTTTTGCAAGATACAGCTTGCTCTACGTTGATGAAGTTGTAGCTGACCACACCATCGTTAAATGACCGATTTGTTTTCATTCTGACAACGAACATCATCACGCCTTCAACCGATTCTATGACCACTTCAAAAAGCTCTTGTTTCTTTTTCATTTCAAATTATCCTTAATTTGTAGACCTGCATCTATATGACGTGTAATCTCTGCCAAACGAGCTAAAACATCTTTTGCTTGCACTGTGGTATCGCAATCAAATTTAGAAGATTGCAGATACATTTTTAGACATTCAATTCCTTCAATTACTTCAAGATATTCATTTGAAATTTCTTCTTTTGAATAATTTACTTTCATGTCATTACTCCTTGTTAGAATACCTAGCTTATACCCAAAAGGGAATAGATAGTCAAGTTCTCTGATTAGAAAATTTCAAATCCGATTGCCTTGAGGCTTTTGATTGCAAACGGTCCTCTGAAGTTTGCTTCAGCCAGACCTTCGACGATGTTTGTCAGGTCTTCACAGAAAACATCCTTCATTTGTGCCTTTTTAGCGATTGTACGGCCATTCCAGAGGCTGACATCATAAAGGTCAGCTGCATTAAGTTTTACTACAATCTTGGCCTTTTTTGAGCCGAACAGAGATACGTCGAACTGAAGAGAGTTGCTTCCTGCTACATAGTTCTTTGCACCGATTGCCATAAGGATTTGGCGGCTAATTTGGCTGTGGATAATTTGGGCAACTTGAACTGACATTTGGAAACTCCTTGTTGGTGGCCTTCATTGGCTTGTCTGTGTTGTACCCAATAGGGAATAGACTGTCAAGTGAGCTGAGCAACTTTTTTTAGATATATTCTGTAAGGTACTGGTTGACCTTCTGACCATTGACTGTTTTCAGCCTGATGCTCTTCCCAAGGTCTTTTTCAAGTTCAACCATCCTATTGAAAAGCTCTGGACGCAGCTTTGCTGCTTTCTGGTGTTCTTCTTTACGACCAAACACGCAGAACACGCATGAAAGGCGGCTAAAGCCTTCTGAGTAGAGCTTGTGCGGCTCTTGGCCTACAGAGCTAATTTCATTCCAGACATCATTCAGCTTGTAGTCAAAAATTGGGTACCATTCCCAGATTTGGATATTGTCACGTTTTAAACTCATTTTACTAAGTTTAAATGGTTCTTTCTTGGCTCTGGCAGGGCTTTCTTCTGCTCTGATACCAATGCAGTTGATGGCGGATTTAATGCCATTATCGCGGCAGTATTTCTTGATGAAACGGCCAATTGGCTGTGTCTTCATGTCACTGGTGCAGAATCTAGCCAGACCACTGGGCAGACGATTGTACCGCTTGCACAACTGGAAGAAATCCATTGGAGGCTTAACAACATGAACTTCATATCCAAAGCTATTTGATTCGATGAAATGGTGCATTGGCTCCCATTCCATCTCGCCAAGGTCAGCATGAACAATGACAATCTTTCCCTTGAATCCTGCCTTGTGAACAGCGGCAAGCATTGCTTGGCTGTCTTTACCTGCACTGTGATTGATAAAAAGAACTTCAGCTTCAGATACTTGGGAAGGGATATTGTTCAGCATTGGGTACGCTCCTTGTTGGTGATGACTAGGTTGTACCGTAATGGGAATAGCTTGTCAACTTATTCCAGAAAGTTTTTTAAAAAAAAAAGTAAACTCACTAAAACACATCAGAAATAACATTAAAAATTGTTTTGAATTATAGACTTCTGATAAAATAATTCGATTTGCTTGCAGTAAATCGCACAGCCATGTAAAACCACAGACAGCTTTTCAATAAAAAAACCCTGACTGGCCGCAAACCATCAGGGCATGGAACTAACCAAAGGCAGTGGTCGTTCAAGGCGAAAGTTATCGCTTTTGTGCCTCCAATGCAACTACATAGGAGGCGTTTGTGTCTGAAGAGTTCATTTCTGAAATTGAGTTTCCATTTACTCAGATACCTATAAAAATCTGGGAGCTAAATCTTCAGCCAACGGAATTTTTAGTACTAACAAGGATAATCTACCGCGCAGGTTTAAGAGGTCAGTGCTTTGAATCTAGAAATAGCATGTCAAAACACTGCAATATTAGCATTCGATCAATTAGCTCTGCATTTTCTGTATTAGAAGAACTAAACATTATTGAAATAAAATCAAGAAAAGCTGAAATGAAACCGAACCTGATTCGGATAAAACCAGTTGCTCAGTGGTTGAGCAGGATGCAACAACAGAATGAAAAAGAGATACCTAGTGCAACCATTGCACTACCCCTAGTGCAACCATTGCAGGAGGCTAGTGCAACCATTGCACATGGAACTAGATCAAATGAACTAGATCAAAATAAAATAGATTTAATAAATATAGTTGCAGCGGCACAGCCGACTGCACCCAGTGAACCTATGACAGAACTTGTGACACTAGAAGTTGACACAGTAAAACCAAAATCAAAGACTGAATTAACTTGGAGAGCTTATTGCGATGCATATCAAATTAGGTACAAGGTAGAGCCATTAAGGAATGCAAAAGTAAATGCACAGCTAAAACAGTTTTGCGAAAGAGTGGGATATGAAGATGCGCCAGAGCTGATGAGGTTTTATCTGGGCATCAATGATTTTTGGTACGTCAAACAAATGCACACTGTGGGAATAGCACTTGCAGATGCAGAAAAGATTGTGGCCGCCTACAGACGTGGCTCAGTTGTAACCAAGCGTGAGGCAGAATACATAGACAAGACTAGCTCTAGAAAATCATTCATTGAACAGATTTATGATGCGAGAGATTTAAAAGAATAATTAATCGGAGGCACCCGAAATGAAAGTCACAAGAGAAGTTGGAATGTTCCTGATGTCAGTCTTTGAACAATCTGGAGTAACAGTTACTCCAGAACTGTCTAAATTGATCGATTTAAGTTTTGGAAATGCAGATCAAAAGCTTCTTATGCAGGCTGCTGTTGAGGCAATGAAGACATCCAGAGGTAGAATCACGATTGCTGAGGTTCAAAAGCAACTCGACCTTCTTTCTCCCAGACATCCCGACGAGCATCCATCAGCTGAGGAGGCTTGGTCTTTGGTTCCAAAGTCTGAGTATGAAAGTGCAATGCTTACTGGTGAAATGACTGATGCATATTTTCGTGGTGGGATTAGAGATTATCTAGAACGTGATGACCACTGGAACGCAGAAAAGACGTTCAAGAAACTTTATGATGAGAATGTTTCAAAAAGCAGAGCCGCCGGAAAAAAGGCAGTATGGGCTGCAACAATGGGTGCTGATAAATCCATGCGCGTCATAGGTCTTGAAAAGGCTGTTTCAATGGGCCGCATGACTTCTGACATGGCCACTAATCTTGATCCACAGAATCAGGCAATATACTTGGCTACTGAGAGAAGTTATCTTGAAAATCTTCCAGACAACCAACGCAAAGCACTAGAAGGCAGGATTCAGAATATAAATAAAAATCTGCTTATGCTTGCTGAAGCAAAAGATAATCAAGAAAAAGATAGACCAGACCCAGAGAAAATGAAAAATCCAGACTTGGCAACTAAAGCTAATCAACTTGGGCTTACGATTTATGAGTATCTAATGCCAATGAAATATCTGACGGATGAGAAAAGAAAATCTATTTTTGAAAATTTGAATAAGCAGTTCTGTATCAAGTTAGAACCAGAATCATTCGGTATAGCTCGAAAATAATTGTAAATGATGATGTTCCTCTGTATTTTTCATATAGAGGAATCATAAATGTCTGAACTGATAAAAACCATTCTGAAACTTCGAGTAGGTAAGACGGCAAAACTTATATTAGCTGTTATGTCTACCAACAGTTTAGAAAAAAAGTGGCTAGTAAAGGAAATTGTAGAGTATATCGGTGGAGATGCTAAAACAGTAAGATTTTCTATCAAAGAATTATTAGATCAATCACTAATAAAACTTGTTGATAAAGCTTCAAATCAAGCAAATATCTATATGCTTAATCACAAACAGATTATGCTCTTTTCTCTACATCAGAATGATGAATTGATGATTGAAAGCGAGTTAATACGTCTTTCACGTCAAGCTCAACGACACCATCAGAAACGCAACATTCTTTCAAAGCAGACAAAAAAATCTTAACCATTTTTGTTGCTAATCCAGAACTAATTTTTACAGAACAATGCTCGACAATATCCTTTCTAAGTAGACAAATTAAGTGATTGAATCCTAATATTTCATTTATAGATTCACATTTAAAGCTGTCTTCAATAATAGAAATTTCAAATTCATTTATTCTATTTATAATAAATTCGTAGAAAATTCTCAGGTCATTTGTATTTCGCATTCTCAATAGCTCTGCTCTTTCTGGAGCAGTTAATCTAAATTCTTGAAAGTGATGTTTAGAACCAATTAAAAAATTCATAGTGCCTCCGTTGATTATCTTGACTGGTGAACTTACTTAGCACAAAATTGATTCATCAGAAAGATTAGGAAGATATGAAAAAGAAGAAATTAAAAAATGATGAACAGCTTAATGAGTCAGGTAGTTCTTCTAAAAAGAAAGATGATGAAACATTAGCTCAAATTATTTTATCAATTAGAAATGGCGCGTCTGTTCATCAAATAGCTAAGGCATATAGCCTAACAATTGAAGATGCTCATAGGTTTATTGACGAAGTATCAAAAGACACTAGAGATGGAGCGGCTCAGCACAGAATCATTTTAAGGTCGATGCTGCGAGAAAGAATACCAGAGGCTGTAAAAGTATTAGTAGAAATTTCTACTGGAACAATTTCACTAGCTGATAATCATGACCTACAAATAGCTAATCTAAGATTCAAAGCTGCTGACAAGCTAATACAATATGGTTCAAGATTCCTTATTGAAGACATTCCAACCAGTGCAGTTGAGCAGGGCAAGGCAGAAGAAATGATTCAGACCATCTTTGATTTTGAATCAGTTGTCACAGATGATGGGGCAACAACACTGGTGGCAAAACCTTCTCTGAGGCTAGTGGAAAATGAATGACCTTTAATATCAAACTACCAAGACCATATGCCACATGGCAGAGGCATCTGATTACTGAAAAAACCAGATTGATATGCCTTGCACTGGGTACTAAGTGCGGCAAGACTCTTGGTGGTGCAGGCAGGATTGCTAATTTCAGCTTTCAAGCTCCACTTGAGCAGGCTGCATTGTACAGAATCATTGCTCCAACGTATCAGCAGGCAAGTATCACTTACAAATATCTGGATAGACTTTTTCCTGCTGTTCTTCCACCGCAGAATGGTCTTGATGCAAAGCAATATAGGGCAGCTCAAGAGCAGTGGGCAACAATAACGCCTGAACGCTCAGAGTCACGAATGCGAATGAAATGGAATCATAACGGTGCTGTTATTCAATGCATCCATGCTCAAGATCCAGAGAAAAGTATCGAAGGTGAAAGAACACACGGAAACTTGATTGATGAGGCTGCAAAAGTTTCACAACAAGCTTTTGCTTCTGTGATGTCTACAACTTCACAGACTGGTGGTTGGATTGCTTGTACATCCACTCCCAGAGGGAAAAACTGGTTCCATGACCTTTATCATCAATGTCAGGAACACATGGCATGGGCTGAGAAACATCAAAAACCGTACGAAAAGTTTTGTGCAACGGCTAGAACAATTGATTCACCTTATGTTGATAAAAGAGTAGTAGAGCAGGCAAGGCTTAGTCTTCCAGACAGATTATTCAGACAGTTATATCTTGCAGAGTTTGTTGATGACGGCTCTGTATTTGCGGGGCATAGAGATTGTGTTGAAGGTGCTTTGATTGAAGCATATGGAAAAATGCAGAGTTGGATAGTACCTGATTCAAAATCAAAAAAGGTTGTAATTGGTGCCGACTGGGCCAAAAGAACTGACTACGGAGTATTTATTGCATTTGAAGTTGGAACTTCCAGACCTAAGTTAGTAGGATTCAGAAGATTCCAAGGCTTGGACTACAAAATAGCAATCAAAGAGCTTTACAACTTCACAAATGAATTTCAGGAAGTGCTACTGGTCAGACATGACAGAACAGGAATCGGTGATGTCATCAATGACCTGCTAGACAATTTTCCATGTCCAATTGACCCAGTAATTTTCACAAATGAATCGAAATCAGCAATGGTTGATAGCTACATGGTGGCCATTGAAACTAGAAATCTGATTCTTCCAAATTGGCCAGAGCTGATTAAAGAACATGATAATTACGATGTAAAAATGTCTGTACTTGGTAAGCCAACTTATTCAGCTCCAAATGGATTGCATGACGATATTGTCACAGCTTGTTTTTTGGCTTGGTCTGCTGTCTTGGAAACTCAAGATAAAATCTATGACGTTCGCTTTCTTGAAGACCTTCCTAAAACTGCTCTTTCTGTTGAAAACTGGTATTCTCAAATAACCGATGAAAATGACGACTTCTAAATCAGTTTACACAAGTGGAGCGGAGACAGAATGCCTTTGGTCGTGCAACTTAAAAAAGGTGAAGCACTAAAAATCGGTGACCAAGTGGTTATTGTTAGCGCATCAAGAGGCGCAAGAATTGTCTTAGATGCTCCCAAAGATGTGAAAATTGAAAGACTAGGAGTTCTTCCAGAAAAGGAACAGGAAGATGCAAAGCAACAAGGCGCAATCATCGTTAAAAGGGCAAGTGAAAAAGAAGAGAAATAGAGGTAACTATAATTTAAGATATATTGATCCAAATGGAGTTTCTACAGATGAACCATATAGCTCAAATTGGTCAGTAGAAACAAAAGCATTTCTGACAAGTCAAAATCTTAAATCTCTGTTTTTTTCTGAAGACTGGGTATTCATTTCTGTCGATGCATATGCACAGCCTTTAAGTTCATTACCGTTGATTGTAACAAGAAAGTCAGAAGATAATGGACAATCTATTGAAAAGCCTGTTCAGTTTCATCCCGTTTCTCAATTACTAGAAAATCCAAATCAATATGTAGATGGCGTGGCTCTAAAATATTCTTTGGTATGTGATTATGTTCTTGGTGGAAATTGTTTTCTTTATCATGCCAAACAAAATAAACAGCTATATCATGTAAGTTTTGATAGAGTTCAATATAAATTTACTCAGCAAGGATTACCAGATAGCTACATTGTTTATCCCGATACTGATGAAATTATTCCTAATGTAACAAAAGGTATAAGCATAGCTATTGATGAAATGATTCATGCCAGAAGACCTAATCCAAGTTCGCCACTTTGGGGATTAAGCCCATTTATTGCTGGAAGAAGAGCTGTTCTATTTAATAGATTTTCACAAGACTATTTGAACTCATTCTATTTAAAAGGAGCTACTCCACAATTTATTTTGGAGATGGAACAAAATGCAAATGAGCAGTCTGTATTGAGATTATTAAGATCATTTGAAATTGCTCATACTGGAAGAAGAAATCAGAGACGAACTATGCTTCTTCCTAAAGGCGTTAAAGCAACAACAGCAGATCACAAAATTGCAGACCAGCAAATTACAGAGCTTGTTAGGATGAATCGTGAAACGATATTGAATACTCTACATATTCCAAAACACGTTGTATCTTTGCAGGAGGCTGGAAGCCTTGGCAGTGAAGAGCATAAAATGTCTCTGAAATATTTTTGGACTGCTGCTCTAATTCCAACGGCTAATGCAATTTCAGCTGCACTTACAAAACATTTTAGAAAATCTGGAATGCTAGCAGTAAATGAACAGCTAGTATTTGACACTTCAGAAGTTTCTACTCTGCAAGATGATATGAAATCGAATGCTGAAACTGCTTCGGCACTACTAACGACTCATACAATCAATGAAGTCAGAGCAACGATATTTGGACTTCCTCCACTTGATGGAGGTGATGCTCTTCCGGGACAAGCTCAACCACAATTACCTTTTCTTAATATGCCTTCACCAGTGATGAATGAAATGGAACAGGAGGATGATGACGGTGCTGATTTTGAAGTTAAAGCTATTCCTCAAATCTATTCTGAAATCGATTTTAAGCCTACCCAAGATGTTTCTGATGAAGCTGCAACTGGTCTTGAATGGCGTAGGAAATATAATCGTGGGGGTACAGAGGTTGGTGTGGCTAGAGCTGTTCAGCTTAAAAACAGAAGAACTGTTTCACCAGAAACAATCAAAAGAATGGTCAGCTATTTTGCAAGACATTCCGGAGAAGGTGACAACAAACAGCCAAATGGAGAGCCAAGTGCAGGAGCAATTGCATGGAAACTCTGGGGAGGAAATTCAGGAAAAAGATGGTCAGAAAAAATCCGCGATCAAATGCAAGCCGCAGAAGAAAAAGAAAAATCAACTGATTCAGTTGAAGCCATCCAAAGACAATCATCAGAAATTGAATCAGTTAGTAAAACAAAAGAAATGGGCCGATACAGCTCCCAAGTCAAAGCCAACGAAGACTCGCTCGACTCGTTCCTCAAAAAAGAGCTAGTTGGGACAACAGAGCTTGCACTGGATTTTCTTGCTGAGCAGACAAAAGTCGCAGTTGATATTCTCAAGGCAGCAAAGAAAAGCAAAGCCACATTACCCAGTGAAAAAGAATACAAGAAACGTCTGGACAAGGGCTTGAAGAAACTCGAATCAGACTATCTGAACAAGTTTGATGAGCCATTAGAATCTGCTGTTGACCTTGGATACGACCTACAACTGAACTTGATTTTCGACAAGCCAAGCAGGGATGCACTTGAGGCAGCAAAAGCAAAAGACAAAAACAATAGATCAATACTATTGAAAGCAAGAAATATTGATACTTTTGAAAGCTTGAATAAAACTACAACCAACTTGATTATGAAAATAATCACACTGGGATTGAAAGATAACCTGTCTATTGATGATGTTGCAAAGCTCATTGTTGAAACTTCAATCAAAACAAATCCATCAAGAGCTAGAACAATTGCGAGAACTGAGACACTTACTGCTGTCAGCATTGGCCAGTCATCAATGATGAATCAGGCAGGTTCTGCAATTAAAGGATTAAAAAAAGCATGGGTAACAGCTCAAGATGAGGATGTTAGAGAAACTCATAAGCAGGTAAATGGTGAGATAAAAGACTATAACGAAGATTTTAGCAATGGACTAAGATACCCAAGAGACACTAGAGGTGATGCTGGTGAGACAATAAACTGTCGATGTACACTGGTTACTCTGCCGCCTGAAGACTTAGAAGAATATCGTGATGAGCTTGAGTCATTAAAGGAGACAGCTAGATGAGTTTTAAATCAATGAAAGAAGCCAGATTTAAGGCTATTGGTGATGGACATTCAAATGATGCAATCATCATTGAAGGATATGCAAATAAATCAAAAAAAGATGCCTACAATGAAAGAATGGATGCAACATCTGTTAGGCTTGAAAGATTCAAGCAAAATCCTATTCTGCTATTTAACCATGATATGAATTATCCTTGTGGTAAAGTTATTGAAGTCGAACCAAGGGAAGAAGGATTGTTCGTAAGAGCTGCTGTTAGTCCTGCTCAACATGAAAAAATTGCTTTCGTTCGTGAGCTTGTTGCTGATGGCACACTATGTACTTTCTCTGTAAGGTTCGCAGATGAACAAGTAGTTGAAGACCCTGATAACATGGGTGGTAAGCTAATTAAGAACTGGGAACTACAGGAGGTAAGTATCGTGAGCATTCCAGCGCAGCCAGATTCAACATTTTCTCTAGCCAATGCAAAATCTCTATTTGATGCAAGACAAATGGTTCTGAAAGCAAAAGGCGCAATGGTTGCAAAGTATGTTGCAGAGCAAATTGGTAAGCTGGAAGAAAGCGGACAAATGAAAGAAGACCTTATGGAGAAGTTGTCAGAATCATCTGGAGCTGATGCTGGTCAGCTTGCTGAGGTTCTTGCTGGTAATGTAACTCCAGTTCCAGAGCCAATTCTTGCCGCATTTGTTGGAGTTCTTGGTTGTGATGAGCAAATGCTAAAAGAGCATAATGCACATGATGTAGAAACTCAGAAGGCTATGTGTGAAGATGATAAAAAAGAAGAGCAAAAAGCAGAAGAAAAACCACCATCTTTGAGCCAAGCTGTACAAGATTGTGTCAGTGAGAAAATTCCAAAACTCATTGAAGAAGGAAAACCACAAGAGCAAGCTGTAGCAATTGCAATTTCAATGTGTAGCAAAGAAAAGGGATGTTCTGAGTTTATTCCTAGTCGTGAGATGATGGCAAAATGGATGAACGAATGTGAAAAGATTAAACAAGCTGAGCAGGGTACTTCCAAAGAAGGTACAGCACTTCCAGCGAAGGAACCTGAAGGAATGAACGATAACGCTCTTTTGATGTTGCTTAAATCACAACTTGAAATGCTTGGTGCAATTTCTGTTAAGCTGGACAAGTTAGCTGATGTTTTTCAAGCTTCTGCAACAAAGCCAGAAGTAGAAGTTGAAACAGAAACAGAAGGAGAAATGACAGAGCAAAAGCCAGAAGATGAAATGCCAGAAGAAGTAAAAGAACAAATGAAGTCAATTCTAGATAAATATGAAGCAAAGCTTAAATCTCTGCTAACTTGAAATTTGCAATCTTGTGCTACACTGTGTTTCGTGGCCTCAAGACGAGGTTAGAAAAAAACTTTGCGGCAGTCAGCCGCTACTTTTGGAGGTTCTATGTCAAGTTTTGAAAAACGGCTGGCTGATTTTGAAGAAAAAGTTCAGTCTGCTGTTGGTGAAATTGAAAAAGCTAAATCTGCAAATATCGTGGCTGGTTCTACAGCAATCGGTAATCGCAGTAATAGTGATGAGCAAAGACTTCTTAACTCCTTTGGAGTTACCAATGTCAAAAACTTGATCGAAGTTAATACAGCACATCCTCGTTATTCACATATTTCTGAAGGTGTTAAATCATCTGTTCTTCAATTGAAGAAAGATATGGATATTGCTCGTATGCAAGCTCAGCTTTTCACTGGTCAACCACTTGACCGCGATGATGAGCGAATTGCCCATGTCAAAGGTATTCTTGATACTCCTTTTGCTCGTACTGTTGATCTTAAAGCTCGTTTGAAAGCATTTGGATCAACTTCTGTTGGATCTGGTGATGAGTGGGTGCCAACGGCAATCGCATCATCATATATTGAAGAGTTCGAGCTTGAGAAAAAACTCGCGGCTGCATTCCGTGAAATTCCGATGGCTACTAACCCTTTCCAACTTCCTGTTCAACAGGGCGTGACTAAGGCGCGTCTTGTTTCTGAGTCGGCTGCTGCTACTGATGTTAATTTTTCTACTGAAAAATTGCAGTTCGATGCAAAAAAACTCGTGGAATATTATGTACTTCCAGAGGAATTGAACGAGGATAGTGCTCCAGCCATTCTTGAATTGGCACGAGCCGAAATTCTTGCAGCTCAGCTCAGGAGTGTGGAAGACAGCATCGTAAATGGCGATGATAGCGTAACGCATATGGACAGCGACATTACTTCTGCTGCATCCAATCAAAAAGCTTGGAAGGGACTTCGTAAGTTGGCATTGGCTGCCAGCTCGACAGTAAGTTTCTCTGGTGGTGCAGTTAGCAAGACTGGTCTTGATTCCATGCGGAAACTGATGGGCAAATATGGAACGAATCCTAAAGAACTCGTTTGGGTTGTTGGACCAAGTGCATATGCTCAGCTTCTTAATATTGATGAAGTTGCAACAGTAGAAAAATTTGGACCACAAGCAACCGTTCTCACAGGAGCACTGGCCGTCTTCCGCGGTATTCCTATTGTTGTTTCCGAATTTGTTAGGGAGAACCTGAACGCGTCTGGTGTTTATGATGGAACTACTACAAACAGAACTGTGGTGCATCTGGCAAATATGCGCCGCTTTTATGTTGGTATGCGCCGTCCTATTCGGGTTAAAGTTCAACAGGATGCTCGTTCTGAGTATGATCGTTGGCAACTTGTTAGCTATCAGCGTTTGGACTTCAAGGGCCATAAACAGGCTGGCGATGTTTATGCTGGTGGAGCTACATCGGCTGAAAGAAGCTCTATTCTGGGAATTAACATTCTCGCTTAATAGAGAACTGTGGGTATAATGGAGGCAGCTTTGTGCTGCCTCTTTTTTTTTGCCGGAGTTTCAGATGCCTGTGATCGATCTTCCGCTAGTACAGATAAAAGAGTTTGAGACACAAGTACTCTTTGAGCAGGGATATTTGTCGGCTGGAACTTATCATGTACAGCTTCAGATCGAAGGAAATTCGATATTATCAAGTTTATTGGTAACTGATTGCCCACCTGATTCGTCTATTACTGTTAACTACTTTCAAACAACATCAGGTGATGAAAATACAGAGCGTTCACCTTTAACAAGCCATTCTACAATATACGAATCAGCAACAGCGGCAGATACGATAATCGTAGCTAGAGTTCATCTTAAACCAGTATGTGAAGTAAAAATAATTGGCGGACCTATCAAGTTCGGCTTGATGGTCACAATGGTATCTGCATTTGCTACTGATATTGAAGCAAGTCTTTTTAAAGATGGAACAGTTGTTAAAGGTGGAGAGCGTGGAATACCAGTTTTATCTTTAGACACTACAGCTGGTACTTTAAACTATCTCCGTTCTCGCTATGGAAAATTGATAGTTGATAATGATGATGGTGATGCTGTTCATCTTTCACATACACAAACACTTCCAAGAAATGTTGAAACAGTAGTTTTATCTAAACTCAATTTAGATAAATCTTTTAAAGTATCACAGTTTTCTGTTGTTACTGCTAGTGATTATAAATTTGGACTTTATGTTGATGGTCTAAAGATTGCATCATTTAGAACTTCAGCTTCTATGCAAAATCTAGACTATAAATTTTCACCATATAAAATAGCTTCTAAAGGTTCTCTGGTAACTGTTAAGGCACTAAGAACAACAGCACTAGATGATGGTATATTCGAGCTATACTTGCGAGGATATGATTTTACTAATCCAGAGGAATCGCCAATGACAAACTTCTCTAAGATAGCATTTAATAACTCAGGAAGTTTGATTTTGCCATTGAAGGCAGTTGCATGGAAGGATGATAATTCAATCGCTTTAGCTGATGCCGATGGAATAGGTATTGATGATTTTGCTGGTATCACACAGAGTGGAATTTCTAATCAAGGATATGGTCTTATCTATAAGCTTGGAGAAGTTCCAAATGCTCTAGTCGGTAAAGGAGCAATAGCTGGTCAATCAGTTTTCTTATCAGCAATTCCGGGAGAACTTACTCTTGTCGCTCCGTTAACTGGTACTGTTTTGAGAATAGGTAGAGCTGAACCACCAAGCGGTGGCGGAACAGGTGAGGCAACATCGTTGTTTATTGATCCACAAATTGTTTCAGAGTGAAATATGAAAGAAAAAAATAGAAAAATATTCATTGAAGGAATACAGGTAGATTCAATAAAAGATGACAAAAATTTGGTAACCTTTTTCGATGAATTTGATGATACGATATTTAGAGTCGCAGATAAGAAATTTGCGGCACTGTGTAAGAAATACAAGAAGAAGGCTGAAATAACTATTCTTGTTAAATTTGAGGAGGAGTAACTGTATGGCTATTCAGAATTATCAGTTGTTGACTTGGGATGGAGTAAAGCAAAAGAGAGTTGATTCACAATCTCTTGAACTTAAACTTGGAAAACTTTCTATTGGTGCAGTTGCTGATGTTGAAGTTGCTTTGTCTACAGAGCAGACAGCTCGTATTCAAGGTGATTCTGATACTTTGGCATCCGCTAATAGCTATACTGATTCTGCTATCACTGCTGCTGCTGGTTCGTTGTCTGGAGACATTTCAAGCCTTCAGGCTGACTTGGCTCAGGAAGTTCTTGACCGCCAAGCTGCTGATACTACTCTTCAGAGTAATATCAACTCTGAGGCTACAGCTAGAGCTAATGCTGATACTGCTCTGCAAGGTGAAGTTGATGCCGTTGAAGCTGGATTGGCTCAAGAGCTTCTTGACCGCGCTGCTGCTGTTTCTGCTGAAGCCGCTGACCGTATTGCCGGTGACGCAGCAACTCTTGCTTCTGCGAACTCTTACGCTGATGGCAAGATCACTGCTCTGGTGAATGGCGCTCCTGCAATTCTCGACACGCTGAAAGAGTTGTCTGATGCTCTTGGAGCTGATGCCAACTTTGCTGCTACTGTCGCTGGACAGATTGCCGCTATTGACTCCGCCGTGACTGCTGAAGTTGCTCGCGCTACCGCCGCTGAAGGCGTTATTGCAAGCGATCTTGCTA